ACCCAGACAGGAGACACCCACACACCCCCCACCCCCACCACCCCACCTAGGATGGACGCATGGCATGGACCACCAGCACACGCAGACAACGACTCCCAAACAACTGGAACAAACTCAGACAACAAGTCCTACGAAACAACAACAACAAATGCGCAGGACTCCCCCACCCAGCGGGCACCCCCACCCAGATAGCAGGGGGCACCACCACCCCCACCGGGAGGTGGCACGCCGCCGGGTGCGACGGCCGCGCCACAGACGTCGACCACATCACACCCGGAGACAACCATTCAATAGACAACCTGCAACCCCTATCCCACGCCTGCCACCACGCCAAGACCACCGCCGAGACCCTCACACGCACCGCCACACGACACGCAATGACGCAACACAAACACGCGCCGCACCCAAACAAACAACAAACACAAAACAAAAACAAAACGAAACAAAACGAAGAAAAACCAAACAAAGCACGAAGCCGAAGCTTGCGTGAACGCTTCACATGAAAACGAAAAAAATCCGCGACCGAAAACCAAAAAACACCCTGGCACCGCCTCCCCCCCCACCCCCGGAAAGGACCGCCGGAGGTAGCAATCACCCGACGCAATGCCCGATTCGCCAAGATTTCGAGTGAGCGCCGCCACAGAAACGGACCGTTACCCTTGACCCAACCACCCCGACCCGACGGGGCGCAACAGACAGGAGGGCAGATGTCAGCATCACCCACAACCGCCGCAGCCCAGATGGAGTACTGGGCCACCTGCGGCCCCGGGAAACCCCAGGGAGGTGACTACAGCGTCGGGTACTCACAGCCAGACCGGTGGATGGCATACGAACGATCCACCGACCTCGGCTGGCTCACCGCAGACGCCAACATGGACTGCTCCGCCGGCGTCGCCGCCGCCTGGAACTACGCGTTCCACGCCGACGGAGAGGCCTGGGACTCCAGCATCATGTTCCCCAGGGACACGTACACCGGCAACATCCGCGGCTACGCCGTCTCCAGAGGCTTCGAGGACGTCCACTGGGACGACAACAGCCTCTACCCGGACGGCGGACTCCAGGCCGGCGACCTGATCCTCTCCGAGGCAGCCTCAGGGGGCGCCGGACACGTCGCAATGGTCACCAAGAACGGCCTGTCCGAGGCGTGGATCGCCGAGGATGGTTCCATTGACGGGTACGTCGGCGACCAGACCGGCTCTGAGTGCCGGTGCGTGTCCTACGAGGGACACCTGTACACGCGGACGGGGCGTTGGACGCACTGTCTCCGCTTCCTCGGCGGCACTGCGGCGCCTGTCCCGCCCGCACAGGAGCAGACCCGCGCCAGCCACGACGGGTATGAGCTGTCCTACGTGCAACAGGCCGTTCTCCGGGCTGCAGACAACGTCGGATGCCCTTGGTGGGCTGCGCTCGCGGCCCTGTGGATGGAGACCGGCGAGTACGGGGCGAATATCTTCGGTCACGACGCCGGCGGCGCCTACTGCGGCGGCGGTGAAGTCACCGAAGAGAAGTTCCGGGACTTCTACGCGCAGATCAGCGCTGGCGCCACGTCCAACGGTGTCGGGCCGCTGCAGGTCACATACCCCGGCTACTTCTTCAACGATCCCGACCGGGCCTGGTGGGACCCTGAGAAGTCCGCCGAGATCGGTTGCGGCATCATCCGGGACCTCATCAACGCGGAGGGAGACTCTTACGAGGACTTGAAGCGCGTTGGGTCTCGCTATAATTCGGGTAGCGCTTACGGCGCCTATGAGGCGTACGGCGAGCCCTTCAGCGACCGGTGCAGGTCGTGGTACAACTACGGGCGCCCCAATGGCGCGGGACAGGAGGCATGGGAAATGGCTGAAGGTGTCGACCTTCTCAGGGAGATCAGGGACCTGTTCAGGTCCGGGCAGGCTGGCGATCACTTCGCCGGCGACATGAACTGGTATGCGAAGGCGACCTACGAGGAGACCAAGGCGATCCACGCGGCGGTAGATAAGGTTCTCGACGCGCTGACCCCCGGCCAGGAAGGCGTCAAGTCTGCGGGTGCGATCTACGGCGCTGTCAACGACATTCGCGCCGCCGTGAAGCCTGCTGACAATGAGCGGCCCGACGCTGCGAAGTGACACCCCATATCGTCCCGTGCGCAGCCCACTGGTTCGCCGCAGCGGCGATCCTGGGCGCGTACTGGGTCGGGCGGCTAGAAGGCCGTCAAGAAACAACGGAGGAGAAAGATGAACCTGACCGCTGAGCAGAGTGCAACCCTGACCGCTGTGGCCGCCATTGCGTGGCCTTTCATCCAGGCGGCCCTGGACAAGCCGTACTGGACTGCGGGCAGGCGTCGCGCCCTGACCCTGGCTGCTGTTGTTCTGATCGCTGCTAGCACGTGGTTTGTGGGCGCCTACCCGGCGACCGCCGAGGCTGCCGTGTCTCAGCTGCTAGCTGTTGCCGGCCTCGTTCTTGGGGCTTTCAACATCCTGAAGAGCGTGAAGATCAACGGCGTTTCGGTCCTGGACTGGGCGGGCATTGTCACCCCCGGCGGTGTCACCCTGCGTGACAGCGGCGAGGGTAAGCACAAGGCCTGACCGCCCCTCCTTGCAGCGGGTACCCCGCCAGCCGGCCGGAGCTGGCGGGGTACCCTTATGTCCTGACCGCAACCGTTAGGAGTTTTCTCGTGGCACGTCTGACATCTGCTAGGCGCCTGCGTAAGGAAGTGATGGACGAGTGGGACCTGTCGCCCGTCGAGGTGCGGATCCTGGACGACATGTGCCACGAGGCGGAGTTGATCTCCCGGATGGCGAAAGAGCTGGACGGCGGTGACCTGTTGACGGTGGGGTCGGCCGGCCAGATGCGGCCGAATCCGCTGCTCGCTGAGATCCGGCAGCACCGCGCGGTGATGGCGTCACTCGCGAAAGCTTTGCGCCTGCAGGACGACACTGATGAGGCTCGTCTGGCACGGTCGGAGCACGCCGCAACCGCGGCGGCCGGCCGTTGGGGGCTGACGCATGGCACGTCGGCGTAACAGGACGCCGGCCGAGACCAGCGAATGGGACGAGAGTGACTGGCCGGCAATCAAAGCTTGGTACAGGGAACGTCTAGCCGGGCCGGCAGCCCTGCCGGACTGCGCCTGGCCGCCGGTCGCGCACGGCCCGGTCTGGACAACCGAGAACGGCCGGTGGCTGCTGCCTGACAGCACTGTCGGGTGGGACGTGCTCGCGTGGGCGTCTTCCTCGCTGGTCGGCCCAGGCGGCGGCGCATGGACATTCACGCCAGAGCAGGCCAGGTTCATCCTTTGGTACTACGCGGTAGACGATGACGGCATGTTCCTGGCACCCACGGTCGTCCTGCAGCGGTGCAAAGGCTGGGGAAAAGACCCACTGGCCGGCGTGATCGCCCTGAACGCTCTCCTCGGCCCTTCCCTGCCGCAGTCCACCCCTCATGGTGTCCGCGGTCGACGCGAGCAGACGCCGTGGATTCGTCTGCTCGCCGTGTCACAGCAGCAGACCGAGAACACAATGGGCGCGATCCGGGCGATCGCTCCCGCACAGGTGCAGTCCGAGCTCGGCATACGCGTCATCTCCACGTACGTGCGGCCCACGGACGGCTCTCCAGGGTTCATCACCGCGATCACGTCGAACCCTGACGCTGCCGAGGGTTCCCGTGCCACCCTGACCATCTGCAACGAGACACAGAACTGGACGGCTTCCAACGCTGGCATCGCAATGATGGGCGTGGTGCGCGGTGATGCCGCGAAGTCGCCGCCAGACCGGCAGGCACGCGTGCTGCACATCTGCAACGCTGCCCGCGTTGGCGTTGAGTCCGTGGGTCTTGCCACCCGGGAAGCATGGGAGCAGTCCCAGGCGGGGAAGATCCGCTCCTACGGGCTCATGTACGACACCTTGGAAGCGCCCCCGCAGGCGCCGTTGACCGCGGACGACGCCCCGGAAGTCGTGAAAGGCGTCCGCGGCGACGCGACATGGCTGTCGCCGGACCGTATCGTCCAGGACGTCCTTGACCCGGAGACGCCGCCGTCCGAGTCAAGGCGGAAGTGGTACAACCAGGTCACCGCGGCGGAGGACGCGTGGGTGACCAGGGAAGAATGGGACGCCTGCTGCGCGAAGGACCTGCCCGCGCTCGACCCCGACGATGAGCTTGCCCTGTTTTTCGACGGCGGTAAGTCGGACGACGCGACCGCCTTCGTGGGCTGCCGCATCTCCGATGGTGCCGTGTTCCCGCTCGGTGTATGGCAGCGCCCCCCTGACGCCCGCGCCCACGGCTGGGTCGCTCCTCGCGAGGAGATCGACCAGCACGTCCGCGATGTCCTTGACCACTACAACGTCGTCGCTCTTTGGTGCGACCCGTCCCACGCTAAGGACGACGAAACGATGGTGGCTTTCTGGGACGGCATCATCGACGGCTGGCACCGCGACTACCGGCGGAAACTCCGCCTGCCCGCCTCCAGGCAGCACGCCACCAGATGGGACATGTCTGACCCATCCCACACGGCACGGTTCGTCCGCGGCGTCAACCGCGTCTACGCAGACATCGAAGCCGGCGGCCTCCTCCACGACGGCGACGCCCGGCTCCGCGCCCACGTGCTCCACGCCCGCCGTGTCCCCTCCAAATGGGGTCCGTCCATCGCTAAGAACCACCGCGAGTCCAGGAAGAAAATCGACCTGGCCGTCGCCATGGTTGGTGCCCGTATAATGCGTGAAGAGTACAGAAACAGTCGCCGCAGAGGACGCGGAAAGGTATGGTGACCACCCATGAGTGACCGCCCCTGGGAGAAGCTCGCCGAAGACACCGCCGAGAAGCGGTGGGAAGCGCAGCAGCGGCAAGAGGACCTCGTCCCCGGGTCGACCACGCCCGGCATCGGCGCGCCACTCGCAACCGTGGACGGCGGCGGCAAAAGCGCCGACCAGAGACGCCTCCGCGCGCTCGCGCTCGGCCCCACCCTTGCTCTTCTCGTAGACACGCTCGGCCGTCAGATCATCGCTGACGGCGTCACCCGCACCGCCGATCAGCAGGGTGACCTCGCCGCACTGTGGGCCCCCTGGGAGCGCGCCGGCATGCCAACACGCCAGACCGCCCTTTGGAAAGCCGCCCTGACCGACGGGGAAGCATTCCTGCTGGTCGCACCGAACGGCCCGACCGCGAAGCTTGAGGCCGCCTCAGTCGCTCGTGTCGGCGTGGACTGGGGCGACGACCCCACCGCAGACTGGCCCGCCCGCGCCGTATTCCTCACGAAAGGAGGCCGCCCAACCCTGTACGTCACAAGCCAAGACTTGATCCGCATCGACCGGTCCGGCAGCCCCTACGAGGCTGTCCGTCACGGCCTTGGGTACGCCCCCGTCTGCCGCTTCGCCCCCTACCTGTCTATCGACGGTGACGCAGAGTCCCTCGTGGACCGGCTGCGCATCCCCGCACGCCGGTACATCAAGACAGTCCACGACCGGCTCCTCATCCAACACTCCAACTCATGGCGAGTGAAGACAGTCACCGGCCTGGACGACCCAGGCAGTCTCGAGGACGCCGAGCGAATGAAAGCGCACCTGTCAACCTCGTCAATCCTGACCGGCGGCGACGGCGTCCAGTTCGGGTCGCTGCCAGAAACCAGCATGCAGTCCGTCCTCGACGCGGAACGCGCCGACCTCGGAACTCTCGCCGCGCTCGCCTCCGTCCCGTCCTGGTCCCTGTCCGGGTCACAGCTCGTCAACCTGTCCGCGGACGCTCTCGCTGAAGCGAAGTCCGCCGAGCGGGCGCACATCACCTCGATCCAGCGGGCGCTCGGCCGGCCGCTCCTGAACGCACTCCGCGCTTCCGCCCAAATCGAACACCGCGTCTCCGACGCGAACGACTACACGCTCCGCGTCGATTGGCGCGACACAGAAGCCCGATCGCTGTCGCAGGCCGCAGACGCGCTCGGCAAGCTATCCCAATCGCTCGGCGTTCCCGCCCAGCTGCTGTGGCAGCGAATCCCCGGCGTGTCACCCGCCGAAGCGCAAGAGTGGCAGGAGTACGCGGACGCACACCCATCCGAGCTGGAAGCGTACGCCCGCGCTCTCACCGCCGACGGGGAAGGCACCCCGCCCATCGAGGAGTCCTGAGCGGTGGCCCTCACCGCAGCCGGGGCTGCCCTCACCGCCGGATACCAACGGCACATCTCCGCGATGGCCGCCGGCGCCGGCCTTGCAGTAGCCGACGCAATGGACGACATCGACCCGGACGACATCGGCGGGCCCCACCAGTACGCGGTGAAGAAAGCCGCCGACGCTATCCAGGCCAGCACCCGGCAAGGCCGCACTCTCACAGCCCGATACCTCACCCGGTACGCTCACGCCGAAGGCATTGACCTGCCACCCCTCCCGGCCGTCCGCCCTATCGCCAGGCAGGACGCCGTCCGCACCGCGTTCTACTCCGGCCCCATCCGCGCGAAAACTCTCATCCGCCGCGGCCTCAGCGGAGAGCAAGCCGTCACCGAAATGCGGGACTGGGCCGCCCAATGGGGACGCACCCGCGTCGAGTCTGCGTCCCGCGACTACGTCATACAATCCGCCAGACGCACCCGGCTGAAGTGCAGGCGCGTCATTGCCGGCAAGACGTGCGCGTTCTGCTCCATGCTCGCGGCCCGCGGCCCCGTCTACACCGAAGACACCGTCACGTTCCGCGCTCACCGCTGCTGTGACTGCACCTGGGAAATCTGCAAGGAAACACCCAACGAGTGGCTGAAACAGTCTGCGACGTCGCGCGAGCTGCGGATCAACGCCGCCTACCAGGAAGCCGCCGCGAACATCCACGCGTCCGGTGAAGCTCTGTCTGGCCGGCCGGGACGACACAACATCACCATGGAAATGCGGCGCGTCGCCCCGGAGCTGTTCTCCGACGGGTGGAAGACCCGTTGATATATACTGCACGCAGCACACCAAAAGGAGGAGCTAATGGCCGATTCGAAGCCCCGCCCGGACGCGTCCGCGTCTGCGGCGTCCACCGACAGTGACGCCAAGGCCGACCCGAAGTCGGCGACGGGCGTCGAGAAGCCCGCCGACAAGCCCGAGGACGCCACCCCGGCCGACGTCAACACTGACGAGCCTCAGCCCGAGCAGGCCGCCCCTGAGGGTGACGCTTCAACGAAGCCCGCCGACGAGCCCGAGGCTGCGCCCGCAGACACGGGCGACGCGGAGCCCGCCCCGCAGGTCGGCGCCGACCAGTCTGCCACCGACCAGCAGCCCGCCGTCGACTACAAGGCTCTCGCCGAAGCCGCCCGCGCCGAGCTTGACAACCTGAAGGCGAAGCTCGCCACCCAGGAGTCCCTCAAAGCCGCCGGCCTCGCCCCTGAGCTCGCCGACTACGTCACCCTCAACACCCCTGAGGACGCCCAGAAGCTCGCCGCGATCATCGCCCCCCAGCCGCAGGCGACCCCGTTCGCCCCGGTCGGAGACGACGACACAGACGAGAACATCACCACCATTGGCAACCGGATCTTCGGTCGCCGCTGATAGAAAGGAAGCCCCATGGCTAACTTTGCAACCCCGGCGATGAAGGTCACCAAGAGCTCCGTCGCTGCCCTCCGCTACCTGTCCGCCCTGCCGCGCACCATCAACCGTGACGCCGAGTCCGGTTACGAGGCTGGCTACGGCAGCACCGTCAACGTGCCCATGCCCGTCAAGGCGACCGCCGCGACCCGCACCAAGGCTCAGCGCGCCAGCCGGACCGCCATCAACTACACCGACCTGACCCGCCAGTACGTGCCCGTCGAGCTCGCCGACCAGATCTACTCCGCGGTCCGCCTGCCCTCCGACTGGTACACGTGGACCCTGCAGTCCTTCGAAGACGAGGTCGCCAAGCCGACCGCCGAGGCCGTCGTTGATGAGCTCCCCAAGAAGCTGGCCGCTCTCATGACCACGATCAAGGCCTCGCAGGCCGCCGACGCTGCTGCTGCTGGCGTTGACTACACCGACGCCAAGGCCCTGAAGCTGAAGAGCGACTCCTCGAACGTTCTCGAGGTAGTGGCCCGTCTCGCCCGGGTTCTCAACAGCCGCGAGGTCCCCACCGCGGACCGTACGATCGCTGTCGGCCCCGGTATCGCCGAGGTCATCCAGAAGAACCGCGACCTGGCGTCCGCCGCCTACCAGGCCGACGACGGCGACAGCCTCCACGAGGCCATCATCAGCCGCCTGAAGGGCTTCACCGTCATCGAGGACCCGCGCCTCCCGGAGAAGTTCGGCATCGCCTACCAGCGCGACGCGTTCACGATGGCTCTGCGTGCTGCGACCGTGCCGCTCGGCGCCTCCTACGGTGCGAACCACGCGGAGGACGGCTTCGCCCTGCGCCTGATCTGCGACTACGACCCGGACCAGGCTGAGGACCGCGCTGTCGTTGATGCTTTCTTTGGTGCTGCTGTCATGGACGTCCAGCGCGCCACCGCTTTCGGACTCGCCTGATCGCAATGCCCACCACAGCGCTAGCGGACGTCACCGACCTCGGAGACTGGCTCGGAGAGAGCATCACCGAGGACGGTGACGTCCGCCGCGCAAAGTGGCTTCTGCGGCGAGCTACTTCCCTTGTCCTTGAAACCTGCGGGCGTGTTGCACGTCCGTGGACGCCAGCTGACGTCCCTGGCGGCGTGCAGGAAATCATCCTGTCCTGCGCAGCGCGAGCGTACGTCAACCCCGAGTCGTGGAACTACGAACGACTCGACGACTGGATGGGCGGCGGGAAGCCCGTCCCCGAGGACGGCCTGTATCTGACGCCCACTGAAAAGAAGTCGCTGCTCCTGTACATCGAGGACGCCCCCACCCGCGGGCTCGGCGTGATAGGCACGTACAGAGAAGTGTGGCCGCCCGCAACGAACCGGTACGGCGACAGCGGCTGGATCGACGCGATCAAGGGCAGGCCGTGAGCCACCCGCACGCCCGCAGACGGCGGGCCGAATGGCTGATGGTCGACTCGTGTGTGATTGACCGGCCGGAAAGGTCCATGAACTGGAACCCGCAGGCCGGCCATGACGAGCCCGCTATGACTCGCGTGTACGAAGGGAAGTGCCGACTCCGGCAGCAGACGTCGTACGGCACCGCCCCAACCACCGGCGGCCACACATACGAGCTGCAGCAGACCGAGCTGCACATCCCCCGCGGCGCATCATATGGGCCGCACGTCGGTGACGTCGCCACCGTCACCGGGTACGCGTACCCGTTCCGGATCCGCGGCCTGATCAACCAGACACACCGGACCGCAACTCGCATGCTCGTTGATGCGGAGACTGACTAATGCCCGCCGACGTGACACAGCTGCGCGCCCTTGCTGCCGACTTCGCTTCCGCCCAGGAAGCCGGGTCGGCGGTCCAGGTTGGTGTGCGCAATGCCCTGGACTCAGCGAAAGAGAGAGCACGGCAGGACTACCGGGCGTTCCCCAACAAGGGAATCGCCAAGGTAGGCGACACGTTCTCCTACGACACGAAGCCGTCCGGAGCTGTCGTCCAGGCTGAGTTCGGCCCATCGAAACCCAAAGGCGCCCTGGCTAACATCGCGATCTGGGGCACCCCCAAGGGCGGCGGCGGCATGCCGCATCCAGCCGACTACATGGACGATAAGGTGACCGACGAGATCGCTTCCACCCTCGACGAGATACTGGACAAGCTGTCATGATCAAGATCGCCCCATTCGTGAAAGCGATGGAGAGGGCCTGCCGGGACCGGTGCAGGTACGACGTGTACCTCGGTGAGGTCACGAAAGCCAGGCCGAACGTCCCGTACGTGCTCGTGAAGCTGCCCGCCGCAGGCGCAGGCAAGGCTGGCACGCTCGGTAATGCCGCCGACGAGATCAGCTTCCTGCAGCCGCTCACCATGGTCGCTTCCACCGCGGACCGTCTCCTGACCGTGACGGACGACGTGCGCGGCGCACTCGACGGCTACGAGCTACGGGCCGCCGGCTGCCACGTGGAACCGTTGCGCCTGTCCTACTCGTCTGGCCTGCTCCGCGACGACCAGGTAGACATCCCCGCCTACGGGCACCTGTTCTACTCGGTAGACATGTGGCAGGTTACGGCGTTCAAAAGATTCGCCTGAGTTAAACTGACCTAGAAACGTACGTTGTCCGGCGCTGACGCGGCGTCGGAGAGAGGAGAAAGCCGACATGGCTTCATCAATCCGGACGCTCGGCGACGGCCGCATCACGCTCGTCGCCCTGGGCACCGACTCCGCCCCGGTCGCGAACAGGAAAGCGCCGACCGCCGATGAGCTGAACAAGGGCATCCACTTCGAGATGTCCGTCATGAAGTCCGACTACAAGCTCGGATCGAAGGGCAGCACCAGCGTGGAGGAGCCCGTCCTGGGCGCCGCCGGCAAGGGCACCGTCCCCGGCCCCGCTGAGTATGAGGGACAGGTCAGCGTGTACTGGTTCTTCGACGACAACGGCCAGAAGGTGCAGGGCGGCGACAACGCCGTCTGGGAGCTGCTGAAGCAGACCGGCCGTGAGTTCGAGCTGTATGAGCGCGAAGGCAAGAAGCCTGAGGAGCCGTTCGCAAACGGAGACGACGTTGACTGGTATCACGTCGCCCCCGGGCAGCCGCAGAAGCCTGACGACAGGACCACGTACACGAAGCGCACCGTGTCTCTGTTCATCTCTGACGCCCTGGAGAACGAGATCACCGTCGGTGGCGGCAAGGTTCAGGCCGCCCCCACGATCACGTCGATCGACCCGTCCGGAAAGAAAGCTGGTGACACCGTCCTGATCACCGGTACGAACTTCATCGGCGTCACCGGCGTCACCTGCACGGTGGGCGGTAAGACCGCCCCGGTCGCCTCCTACCGGGTGCTGTCTCAGACCGCTATCAGTGCGGTCCTGCCCGTCGGCGTCCAGACGGGCAACTTCATTGTCACGAACGCGGTCGGCGCGTCCAACGGCAAGTCCTACACGGTCGGCGCCTGACCCGCCGACGCCCTGTACACTGGGCCTGTTGCCCCCGTTGCCATGTGCGGTCTCTGGCGGCGGGGGCAACACCGCACATAGACCGCTTGGGACCGCAGACAGGGGACGCCGATGAGCGACCGTGTTGATGTCGACGCTGACAACTTCGAGGACCGCACCGACGGCGCGGACGCGCCGGAGAAGTTTGATTTCGCGGCGTGGATGGCTGGGTTCCAGCCCACCAGGAAGTCATGCATGTTGTACGGGCGCACCGACCTGCTCGCTGTGATCGACCGCCTGGATGAGGAGGCGCGCCTGCCCGGCCTGTCTGACGAGCGCAAGAAGGAACTTCTTGACAAGGCCAACGCGACGCTCGCTGAGCTGAAAGCCTCAGCGGTGGAGTTCGTCGTGCAGACGATGTCTGTATACGCGCAGAAGGAACTCATGGAGTCTCTCGGCCACCACACAAAGGATGACCCTGTCACCCATGAGATGGAGTGTGCGTTCATTGCCGCGCACATCGTGGAGCCGACCGGCGTGACCGGCGAGGATATCGCTGGCCTGTACCAGGCGTCGCCGCAGCAGGTCGAGAAGTTGTCTCGTTGCATTCGTGCTGTCGACACGGAGAGCCCGACTATCACCGCCCCTTTCTCGTCCAGGTCCTGACTGCCCCGACCGGGGCCTGGCTGCGGTCCATGGTGAAAGCTGCCATGGGCTGGGGGCGCCCGCCGACGGGGATTCTGCGCCGGTCCGGCGAATGGGTGGCCCAGGACTACGACCTGGCGAACGCTTACTCTTTGTACGAATCATCCCTATGTCCGTGCGGGTGTGGCTATCCGCGTGATGTGGCCTGGGACGAGTTCATGGATGGCTGGTTCGAGGCGCGGGAGGTGGTCTGCTACGCGAAAGCCGCACGTGAACGATGGGAGAAGGACCACTCCGAGCGGAACAAGCACGGCGACCTGATTTCCCCACCGAAGGAGGGGTCGCTCCTGTACGTTGCGGACGCCAAGGTAGAATCCGAACAGGAGTGAGGAGGGTCTTGTGGCCGATAGAACCGTAGTTGTCAAGCTGACCGCCGACGCATCCGGAGTGAAGGCCGGCATGCAGGAGGCGTCGTCTGCGACGAAGGGTGCCGCGGACGCGATGTCGCAGGCCGGCCAGGCTGCGCAGGGTGCTGGCGACCAGATGGGTAACGCCGGCGAGCGAGGCAAGTCCGGTCTTGCCGGTCTCGCTGACTCTGCGCGGCAGAACGGGGCGGCTTGGACTACGGTAGGTACGGCGGTCGCGGGCGTCGGTGCGGGCCTGCTCGGGTTCGCGGGCATGGCCGGGAAGATGTCCGCCGACTTCGACGCGTCCATGTCGTCCGTGCAGGCCGCTACCCACTCGTCTGCGGATGAGATGTCTCAGCTGCGTGAGGCTGCGATCCAGGCTGGCGCAGACACTGCGTTCTCTGCGACTGAGGCGGCCTCTGGTATCGAGGAGCTAGCCAAGGCTGGCGTGTCCACAAAGGATATTCTTGCGGGCGGCCTTTCGGGTGCTCTCGACCTGGCTGCCGCGGGTGAGATCAGCGTGTCTGAGGCGGCAGAGACCGCAGCCACTGCAATGGTTCAGTTCAACCTGTCCGGCGACAAGGTGACCCACGTCGCCGACTTGCTGGCTGCCGGTGCTGGCAAAGCACAGGGCGGTGTCCATGACATGGCGTACGCCCTGAAGCAGTCCGGTTTGGTTGCCAGCCAGGCAGGCCTCAGCATTGAGGAAACGACGGGGTCGATTGCCGCTTTCGCATCTGCCGGCCTTATCGGCCAGGACGCGGGTACGTCGTTCAAGACGATGCTCCAGCGCCTGGAGAATCCCTCCAAGGGCGCGAAGAACGCAATGGATGACTTGGGCATCCACATTTACGATGCGCAGGGGCACTTCATTGGGATCACTGCCGTTGCAGAGCAGCTGCGCAACGGGATGAAAGACCTGGGGGAGGAAGAACGCAACACGGCGATGTCGACTATCTTCGGGTCGGACGCTATCCGTGCTGCGAACGTCCTGTATAACGAGGGCGGCGAAGGCATCCAAGGGTGGATCGACAAGGTCAATGACGCCGGCTACGCTGCTGAGACTGCCCGTTTGAAGCAGGACAATTTGAAGGGTGATATCGAGAAGCTTGGCGGGTCCTGGGAGACCGCGATGATTAAGATCGGGTCATCCTCGCAGGCTCCCGTGCGTTCCGTTGTTCAGCACATCACGTCCCTGGTTGATAAGCTCGGGGAGCTCGGAAGTGGCACCCAGTCCATGATCATGAACTTTGCTGCGTTCGGCGGTGCGGCCCTGACCGCGGTCGGAGGTCTCATGGTGATGGCGCCGAAGATCGTTGAGATCAAAGACGCCATGAATACGCTGAACTGGACGGCTGCCGGCCTGAAAGGCAAGCTCGGCGAGGTTGCTACCGGCATGACCGGTTTCGGTCGCGCGGGGCGGATGATGATCACTGCCGCCCTGATTGAGGGCGTCAAGCATTACGGCGACGAGGTACGCCGCACCGGCGTGTCTGTGGATGAAATGTCTACGGCGCTCGCTCACGGCGGGTCCGTTATGAACAACTTGGACTTCGACAAAGGCAAGTACTCCCTGCAGGAGTATTCGCAGGCTCTGGCGGACATCAGCCGCCCGTCCGTGTGGTCGTCTGTGCAGCAGCACCTGGCTAGCTTCGCCGATGGTGTCGCTGGAGCTTTCGGCGCCGACACTCGTTCTGACTTGCAGCGCACGAAGGATGCCCTTGAGACCACGGGGAAGGCGTTGTCTAGCATGTCCACAGACGACGCCGTCGCGCAGTTCAAGAAACTGTCGTCCGAGATGACGAACGGCACGAACAAGAGCATGATCGACCTGATTAACTCCATGCCTGATTTCAAGGCGCACTTGAATGAAGTTGCTAAGCAAATGGGGTTGACGGCGGACGACAATACGCGGCTCGCTATTGCGTTGGGGCAGATTGACCCGAACGCCCAGGCTGCTGCCGGCGGCACGTCGCAGCTGGACGCCGCTATCCGTAAGGCCAAGGAAGGGACCGACCAGATCGTCCCATCCATCGAGGAGGTCATTAAGGGCATCAAGACGTACGGTGACACCGTGATCGCCAACAGCAATGCCGACATCAAATTCCAGGAAGCGTTGAAGAATGTCAACGACGCCGTCAAGGAGAACGGCGCCACGCTGGACATCACCACTGAGAAAGGGCGGAAGAATCAGTCCGCTCTGAACGACTTGGCGTCCGCGACGTTCGCGCAGGTCCAGGCCGCGCAGGCCGCTGGCGCCGGCCAGGATGAACTGCAGTCCAAGATGCAGACCGGGCGGGACGCGTTCATTGAGGCGGCGGAGTCTATGGGGCTCACGGAGGACGAGGCAGTCGAGCTCGCCGATAAGTATGGGCTGATCCCTGAGAAGATCAACACTGAGGTTACCGCTGACACGTCGCAGGCGACTGAGGCCGCTAATGGTGCGACGGCCGAGATCGACGGTATGACAGGAACCATTAGCATTTCCGGTGACGCTGCGCAGGCTGACTACACGTTGACCGTTACGGCCGACTCCATCAACGGCACGACTGGCGTGGTCGAGATCGACGCGGACAACGATCAGGGGCTGGCCGGCCTGCAGGAGACCGTGCAGACGATCGACAACTCAGACGGCACGGTGTCTATTCTTGGTGACGCTACCGGCGCCCGGTGGGAGAAAGACTCTGTCCACACTGAGATCGATAACACGACCGGCACGGTGACGATCTCGGGTAACGATCAGGCGTCCGGCAAGGTTCGTACCGTGAAGTACAACATCGACCAGCTTCACGACAAAGAGATCTCGATCACCACCCGGATCAAGCAGATTTTCACAAGTGTCGGACATTGGATCGGCGACCACGTCCCGAAAGGCTCTTGGTTGCGAGCGGACGGTGGCCCTATCACACCGATCAATGGGTACGCGAACGCCGGCGCCGTGCACGGCCCGGGCGGCCCGAAAGACGACTGGATTCCCGCGTGGCTATCGAACGGCGAGCACGTCCTCACGGCCGCCGAGGTGGCCGCCGCCGGAGGACAGGACGCCATCTACAGGCTCCGGAAGATGATCCGCGACGGCGACATCCGCAACTACATGGAGGCGCGGCGATTCGCTGACGGGGGTGCCCTGTCCGCATCTTCGCCGTCCATCGGTGGTGCTGGCAGCGTGTCCGTGAAGCAGCTCCGCAAAGCCATGGACGGGATGAACCTGGAACTGACCGTGGACGGGCAGACCACCCTGACCACTAGGATGAAGTCCGTCGCGGACGGGCGTATCGTCACCGCCAACAGGATGATGGGAAGATGACCGCATGGCAACAATGAAAGCTTTCACGGCGCAGCACACAGGAATGTTGTCCCTGCAGCCGAACCCGTCCCCCGAAGGTGCGGCTGCGATACCCGTGTACGTGAAGTCCGACAACAATCGGGTGCTCATCTGGCACCCCACCGACTCGGAGTGCATCAGTGACCCGTTGGCGCCGATCGGCGAGGAAACCACGTACACGCAGGTCGGCGCCGCGGACACTACCGCGGTGCGCACATCCATCGGTGCGGACATTATCTCCGACGAGACCGGTCATGTAGCCGTTAAGGGGCGCATCGTCGAGGCGAACGAAGAGTCGTTCTCTGCCGGCTTGGCGACCTTATCTACGTCGGCAGGGACCCTTGACCGGTGGGGGCAGTCCGCGGAGCCTCTGTCGTACACGATCACCTACCGGACGAAAGGCCGCGCGGACTATGAGACGCTCCGCGCGCTCACACAGCGGCCCGGCTACCTGATCGTCGCCCACGACGGTGACGCCTGCCGGATTCCGTCGTGCACGATCCGTCCGATCCGGGTGGTAGCCGTGCAGAAAGCTACCGCTCAGCAGACCGAATCGCGGCTGGCTGGCACTGTCCAGTGGGAGCTGTCAGTGACGGAGAGGCCCTCGGAGATGGTCCGTCACACTGAGCGGTGGCTCGGCATGTACGGCACCAGGATGGGTTCGTGGGCGCCGTGCGTTACCTGGGGGGAATGGTTGGACTGGGAGAAGAAACTTAAGGACGGTGACAATCACCGGGAAGTCACTTACCTGTGGGGTGGTACCACACACCCGGAGGACGATAAGTTGCTCGGCGGTGATATTTCAGAGAACTGGTCACCGCACGGCCGGCCGACGCGCGGCGGCGGGGTTCGCACTGTCACGCCGACTGCGGGCACGTCCGCTTTCCGGCAGGTGCCGGTCGGCCACACTGTGGAAGTGTCCGCTTATGTGCGGCGTATCGGTAACGACCCGGACCTGTCGGGCGTGTCGATCGGCTTGTGGCTGTCGAACGGTCGCGGATCCGACTCGACGAAACGTTCGTTCGACCACCCGGTCCAGCAGGTGCGAGGGAAGCCCGACGCGAACGGGTGGGTATTCATAGAAGCGACAACCACGATCCAGGCCGGCGCGGACTGGGTTGCCCCGTGCCTGCTCCTTGACGGCGACCCGCTGCCGACAGTTGAGTTCGCCGAGGTCGGCGTCGCGGACCTGTCGCTGTCGGACATTCTGGACATCACTTCGCGCACGTACAATGACGTGTGCCGCTACGTGGCGGGGATGCCGTCATGAGGCCCGGACCTAGCCTGTTCGACATGGCCCAGCCGGCCAGGTGGCGTGTTCGCGTGGACGTCCGCTACGGCGGGAAGATCGAGTGGCGGGACGTGCCTGCGTACAACGTGCAGCTGGACTGGGGGAAGCTCAGCACGAAGGCGGACTCGAACCCGACCGCCCCTGCGCGACTGACGTTGAACGCCCCCCGCCACCTGGCGGCGAAAGACCCGACTGACCCGCTGGCGAACTACGGGCAGGAACTGTGCCCTGTCCTGGAAATCCGTCCTCGCGAAGGTGAAGGATGGGATGTTCCGTTCGGGCATTTCCGGATCACGGACTCCCCGGCGAACCCGGAGGAAGCGACCGTGCAGGCCAAGGATATGCTCTTGGATCTGGAGGAAAACCCGCTGCCGTTCCCGCACTCACCCTGGTTGGGGGGGACTCTGCTGTCGGAGATGCGTCGGCTGAACCCGGTCCCGGAGCACACGTATATCTGGGTGGACCCGAAGGTGCGGGGCGCCGCCCCGATGGCGTCCCTGCAGATGCCGCCGAACCGGCTGGCGTCGGTGATCATGTTGGCGGACTCGTGCGGCGCTGACGTGCGCATGGGTTACGGCGGGAAGATCGAGGCGTACGCCCGTAGGTTGGACTGGCAGACGCCGGACGAGACGTACCCGCTGGCGTCCGGGCTGCTCGTGGACGCGCAACGGACTGAGGATCCGTCCGGCCGGCTGCCGAACATGATTGAGATCAACGCGAAGGGGGACGGCACGAAGTCGTACTCCTTGTCTGGGAACAAGTCGTGGGCGGACGCGATCAAACGGTCTGACCATGACACCGAGGTTGACGAGGCGTTGAATCTCTTGTGGGAGAGTAAGCCCACGACGTCTGCGTGGGGGCAGAAGGATGAGTTGTACCAGAACGCGAAGAACACGGCTTGGCAGTGGCGGCACAACCTGTGGCCTGGCTGGGAGCGGGAGGTCGACGACAAGGGGAAGACGACCGGATGGAAGTCGAACTACACGTACGACTTCCATATCGGGATGCAGTACTACGGCGCCCCGTACGACCCGAAGCACTACGGCCGAGTAACGAAGGTCACGGACCTGTCGTCGGATAAGTCGTGGTCGAAGTTGGTGGAACAGGCAAACGCAGATGCGTTCCACGCCCGTGACCGTCTGCCGTCATGGAAAGTGGAGATGGCGTTCGACCCGCGCATCGAGATCGGCGACCTCCTCGCCTTCGAAGTTCAGGAGGGCGAATGGATTGCTATCATTGTCACGAGCTACTCGTGCTCACTGTCGGATGTGTCTCGCACGATGACGGTGATCGGACGGGAGGCTCGCCGCCACCTGTAAAGGAGGAGACCGCATGAGTGATAGCAGCCTGTACCTGGCGCTCAGAGAAGGTAGCCAAGCGTCCCAGCGCCGTGACACGACGATCCGCTGGGTGAAGGGCCGTGTAGTTGACACGGCGAAAACCGACCCGACTCTTCCGGCCGGGTGGGTGCGCGTAGGCATGCCGTACGACAAGCCGGAAACGTACGTGGCTGGAGAGACACCTGGCCTGTACACGTGGCAAGGGGCCATGGTCACTGTCCGCCTGCACCCGGATGGGACACTGCTGGCGATCACTGACGGGCAGGACGAGCCTGGTGACGAACGCACCCAGGTGGAGCGGCTCGGCCCGGCAGGCCGGGAGATCGCGGAGGCCATGAACGACGCGACCGATGCGAAGAAAGCTGCCGCGGAGGTGAAGGGCCGGGCGGACGCCGCGGCGAAGGATGCGGCCGCTGCCGCCCGCGACGCGCAGACAGCCCGGGCGAAAGCTGAGGCCGCCGCCGCAAGTGTCGGCACAGTGCAGGACAGCGTGAAGGGTCTGGACGGGCGCATCACCGCCGCCGACAAGGCCGCGCAGGCCGCGGCCACGGTGGCGGACGCCGCGAAGACCACTGCCCAGCAGGCCGCCGAGACGGCGAAGCGCGCCGAGGACGCGATCAAGAACTCTGGTGACAACGCAAAAGCTGTAGCGCTCGCCGAGGAAGCTAAGTCCCTGGCGCAGGCCGCGCAGACTCTTGCCGGCCAAGCAAACACGAAAGCGCAGGACGCCGCGTCTGCTGCCGCTACCGCGGCGAAGAAGGCTGCGGACGCGGACACGGCGGCGAAGAAAGCTGACGCCAATGCCACTGCGGTGAAAGCGACGGCGGACGGGGCGCAGGCTGCATCGAAGGCTGCGCAGGCTGACGCGCAGAAAGCGCAAGCCGACTACTTGGCGTTGAGGGCGAAGCAGGATGCGTCCGCGGCTGACATCATGGCCGCGAAGCAGAAGGCTGACGGCGCTGCCACTGCGGCGCAGGGTGCCGCCGAGAAAGCCGACAAGGCCGCAGCTGACGCGCTCGGCGCCCGCAACGCCGCCGATCAGGTGACCGCGAAGATGTCTTCCCTGGACGGGAAAGTGACGATCGCGGCGCGCTCTCCCCTACCGGCCGACGGGCAGGGCAAGTCTGCCGGGTCGCTGTGGTGGGTCCAGGGCGGCGACGGGAAGCTCGGGCAGGCGTTCGTGTGGAATGGCGCCGTGTGGCGACTCAGTCAGGCTGGCTCGAACTTCATCGGGGACAAGGCGATCGGGTCGGCGCAGATCGGTGACGCTGCTATAGGTTCCGCGCAGATCGCTGACGCGTCTATCACTGACGCGAAGATCGGCGGCCTGTCGGTGTCGAAACTGATGGTGACCGGCGGCGCGAAGATGCCGCAGGCCGTGATCGATGTGATCACGTCCGACTCGGCGTTCCTTGGCGCGGTGGCCGCTCATTCCGTGTCGGTGGACCCGGAGAACATGGTGAAGGAGCCTCTGTTCGCGTCTTCGCCGTCGTCTGCGTGGACGGTGTCGGACTCGCGAGCGGTCACGTTGGCGGCTACCGTGTCCGGCGCGCCTGGCGCACTTGTGACTGGCGTCCGGTTCGTTAACCCTGCCGACGCGAGAACGTGGGCACAGGCGACACAGAAGGTCGTGTTTCCTGCTGGGAAGCGCTGGGTGTTGCGGATGACGTACCGGTATAACTCCGGCAACTCGGGGGCGCTTGTGGTGACGGCGGCGGCGAAGGAAATCTGCCGCCCCGTGTACAAGGTCAACGACTATGGCTGGCGGACCGAGGAGTGGTCGTGGGCGCCGGACGCCGGCACTGCGTCGGCCATGTTTCAGCTGTCCGCTACGGCGGGCTGCCGCGCCGAGGTGGCGTTCGTGTCGTTGACGGAGGCTGTGGGCGCTACGAAGCTTGCCCCGGGTAGTGTCACGTCGGACGCGGTCTACGCGTCCAAGGAGCTGTGGGCGAAGTTGGCGGCGTTCGCGTCAGTGACTACTGACATGCTGACCGCTGGCAAGGCGACCATCACTGGCGACGCGGTGGTCGGTAACCTGAAGGGCAACAACATCTTCGGGTCCAAAATCGTCGGGTCGTCTATGTACGCGTACTCTGAGTCTGCTGAGTCGCTCAACAAGAAAGGCCTGCCGTACAAGGCGGTCGACGCGGACGAAGGTGACTGGAATTCCCAGGCGGTCCCCATGACGCGAGTGTGGGCGAACCGGTACGGCGCCAACGACAGCGACGGGGTGTGCACGATCACGTCCGCGTCGGACACGGAGATGACTGGCACGTACACGTCGCGCCTGGACTTCACGTACAACGCGTGCTGGGAGACGTATGTGGACCTCCCGGACGGTGACGTGTTTGACGCGACCTTGGATTTCTGGGTTGCTGACAAGGGCGGAACGTCCGAGATGGAGATAGTCCTGCTGCGCGACGGCATCGAGCTGTCCCGTAACCGCACCTTGGATGGCTGGCAGACGATCAGTATCGCGAACTGGAAGAAGGGCGACACCGGGACGCGGCGCTACTACTTGCGCGTTTTCCCGCTGTACTCGCCAACGAACGTTTCGTTCAAGAACCTGAAGCTTTGGTATCGGACGGTGTACGACACCTCGTCGATCCGCCTGAAGGGCAACTCCCTGCTGTTCCGTCAGTCGCAGCCTGACGACAAGGGAACTAACTCGTGGTTCCGTTTCACTAACGGACAAATGTATGCGGCTGGCACCAACCAGCTGGAGTATCAGCGGCCCTTGAAGTCGTTGGTTATGCCGCCTCATTTCATTGGAACAACGAACCAGCAGCGCATCCTGCAGCGTAACTACTGGGAGTGGTGGCCGGGCAAGCTCCAGAATGACACCGAGTGGTTCGAGTATGACGCCCAGGACTTCCGCATCGGGAAAAACAACATCCCGCAGGCGGTGTACAGCGGCCTGTACTGGGTCACCATACAGGCGACAGTGGCGAGTCATTACTCGTCTCTCTGGACGACGCTGCTTGTGGAGCTGAATCCCGCGGGGAACTGGAGTCTGGCTGTCGGGAACTCGGTTGCTTTGGAGCCGGGCGTGCAGGGCGTGAAGGTCGCGGCCGCCGGACTCATGCAGTTGCGCACGAACGTCCGCTTGTACTGGCACTTCGCGATCCGGACTCCCGACATGGGGTCTGAGAACGGATGGCTTGAACTCAACAACATGCGCCTGTCTGCGATGTACATTTCGAACTGAGTAGGATGAGACTATGAGTACTACCCGTTGGGATGGGGCGAAGGTCCCGACCGCATCCGACCCGATCCTGTCCGCGTGGGGCGACTACGCCGATTCGGTTGGCACGTTCATCCGGTGTGCGTCGCAGGCGGAGGCGCAGGCCCGCCTGTCGCAGGCGCCTGCCGGTGTCGTGTCTACCGCACACCCGGCGATGTTCTTGATCGCCGGCGTCTTGTACTCGGCGGACGGGACCAGGTCCGGCAATCAGTATGTGCTGCAGCCGGTGGCTGGGTTCTGTGACGTGCTGGTCGACAAGACTGACGCTAGTAACGGGCGCGGCCGGCCGACGTCCGACCATACGACGCGCAGGTGGGCGGAGACCGGTTTCAACCTGCCGATCCGCTCGCTGCTGGAGTTCAGCCTGGACGTGTGCGTCAGTATCGTCCACTCTGATTTCGCGTCCGAGGCGGACAAGGACAAGGCGAACGGGAGCTACTACTTCGGTTTCATTCTGGATAACGCGGGCCTGTGGCAGACGGAGATCCAGTACAACCGGACGTTCATGACCCACCACTTGTCGTGGAAGCAGGAGGTGCCCGCCGGCACACACACGGCCGCATACTCGACGTGCGGGTCGTATGGGACGGACCCGTTCTGGCATTACGACGGCGGCGTGTACCCGGGCACCCGTTTCCGGGTGATCAGTCTCGGCGCCGCCCGCTGACCGTCTGCCCGTTACCTGCCGTGCCCATGAGATCATGGGTGCGGCAGGTATCTACTACCCGACGGAGGGGTGTTTCATATGGCCACTATGGGGCCTACGGGGGAGAGGAAGCGGCGCGCTGAGGCGCTGCGAGGCTGCGTGATCGCGTCCGCGAACGGGGCGCCGGACGGGAAGCTGTGGGCGCAGCGCGCCCGGCAGCTGGGCGTCACTCACATGCGGATCACTGACCTGTTCGGCGACTCCACGTCACAGGCGCTGCATAACGGCGGCGACAAGCTCGGCGAGCTGGACGAGAAGGTGCGGTGGGCGCAGAACGCGAACGTGCGCCTGTGGATGGACCTGTCCTATGTGCGGAACTTGTTCGTGAAGGAGAAGGTGAACCCGTACTACCTGGACTGGCGGGACTGGCAGCCTTACTTCCGTAAGGTGCTGTGGCGGAACTTCCCCGACACGGACATCCCCTACCAGGACTACCCGATTATGGATTGCGTTGCCCTGGCCGGCGAGCCGATGGTCCTGTGGGGCAATGACAACCCAGTTCAGCAGGCCGGCTCCGCAGATCAGTACGTGTGGTCGCTTCTGCAGCAGGTGGAGGCTGTGCGGCGTCTCGGCTACGACGGCCCAGTCGCAGCCGGCGGGTTCATCCACCTGGGCGCTGACGGCCGCGGCAGGGACGCGCACGGCGACCTGTTCGACCAGGTAGCGCGCCTCCCCGAGGTGGACGTGTTCACCGCCCACGGGTATGACGACCCGACTGGTGACGCGTTCCGGAATCTCGCCCGGATCGCCACACAGGCGGGGAAGCCGTTCGTCCTGGAGGAGGTTGGCTTTAATGACAAGGCGGACGCTGCGAAAGCCGCGAAGCTGTCCGCGTTCGCGCAAGTGGCGTTCATGTCCGGGCTGAACGGTGTTGGCCTATGGAACATCGGCCAGTACGGCGACTTCGATGTCCGCCCGGACGTTGGCCCGCAGTCTGCTGCTGCGTGGCTGCAGGTGGTTGACGCGGTGAACGGCCGGCGGCCCGCAGGATCGGGCGGGGCCTCCCCGCAGCCCGCACCCGAGTGGGTGACATTCTCCGGCGACATGACCGCCGGAGACACGTTCATTGCGGCCCTCCAAGGGCACGCCCTGTGTGTGGGTCCCCGCTCAGAATGGGGCACTGTGACCTTGCCGAATGTTGGGCAGAAGCGGGTGGCGACGATCCCTGCCGCGATACTGGGCGATGCGAAGCCGCAGCGCACCTGCTACCCGCTGTTGAAGACAGATGGCACGTCGGACGGGGCGACCGTCGAGGTGTGGCCGAACAAGACAGTGGTCGCGAACATCCCCGCGGGCGGCGGCGGGAAGCGGGTCATGCCGATGATGTACGCCCCGTTGGCGTGAGTGTCGCCGCCCTGCTGGAGGCCCATACTGGCCTCATGCATGATCTTGACCTTCCTCCGTTCCCCGCCGAGCTGTTCGGTGCGGCGGTCGCCGCCGTAGCGTCGTGGGTGGGTTGGTTGTTCGCGAGGGCGGAGAGGACATCCGACCGGCGGGTTGAGGCTTTAGAGCGGATGGCTGACTCTCTGAATAGGCGGGTGGAGATGTTGGAACGGTCCAGGGATGCAGCTGAGGAGGAGCGCGACCTCGCGGAGGAGGAGGCGCACCTCCTCAGGGTGCGGCTGTTCAAGTTGGAGGAGTATGCGGCCGCGTTGATCCAGTGGGGGGTTTCGTTGATCCGGATGATCGCCCCGGAGTCGCGGCCGCCGTCTCCGCCGTCACCTCCAGCCGGTTTCGAGGATGTGGGCGACCTGTGTGGCGGCAGCATGACGGCTGGTTCCCTTCCAGTGGACGCCGCCTCCGGCCACGTGCCAGGTGACGCCGCGCCGGGTGAGGGTCACCCGGGTTCCTGACGGCCGCCGGCCTCTGCGGACGACAGCTTCGTGGGGGCCGGTCGCTACTTTCAGCTTGGTCCGGTCGAGGCCGCACGCTTCAAGGATGGTGAGGGCCTCTGAGATAACTCCGGCGGGGGCCACTCACCTCACCCCCAGCCACTGCCAGAGGCCCCAGATGGTGATGACTGCCCCGAGGGTGATGAGGCAGGAGGTCAGGCCGGCGATGGTGTAGGCGATGCCGGCGAAGATGAGCTGGCCGGCGCGGTTGAGGCGGCGGTCGAGGCTGTTGTTGCGGGCGGCTGCGTGGCGCATTGGTCTTCCTTTCAGTTGGAGCGGACGATGATGATGGAGCCGGCGGGGGCGGTGGCGTAGGAGCCTTTCTGGGAGCCTGCGCGGCCTCCGCGGAGGGTGAGAGTCCGGTAGGCGGGCCGGCCGGGGGTCGGCTGGTTGGATTCGACCCTCCAGGTGGCGCCTTCCCGGATGATGAGGCTGCCGGCGGAGACGTCCTCAATGGGGGTGGGCTTGGTTGGCTGGTGGGGGTACATCATCTGTGTTCCTTTCTGGGGTTATGGGAGGCCGTCTGGCGGCCTGTCAGCGGGGTGCCAGGCCGGTCGCCAGGACTGCGTCTTTGAGGGCGTTGTAGACGCTGCTGACGGTGTCTTCGGGGCCGTAGGGCACGCAGGCCGGCTGGCCGCCGCGGGGGTGAATGGTGACCAGGTCATCTTCGACGGTGACCTTGGTGCCGGCGGGCAGTTCCAGGTCCGCGATGACGTTCCAGGCGGAGATTCGAGCGTAGGTGGAGGACTTCATTGGGGGTCCTTTCGGGTGTGATGGGCGGCTGCTCAGAGGGCGTTGAGGGCGTCTGCGTCGAGGCGGCCCATGGTGGTCAGCCAGGCGCAGAGATCGTCGTGGAGGCTGCTGTTGGGGGAGCCGTCGTAGGGGAGGCCCCACTGGTCGACGTCCTGAAAGACTTCTTCGTCCCCGAGGGTGAGGGTGAACCGGGTGAGGTGGTTGCCGGCCGCGTCGGCGCGGGGGGTGGCGTTCAGCTGGGCGGTGGTGTTCATGTCCGTTTCCTTTCTGTTGGTCGGCTGGTTGGACGTGACCAATACTCCTACTGCGCGGGTCGAAGGTCAACCCTCCCCAACGCCCGCAAGGTTGACCGTGCGAGCGTTGGGGAGGGGAGGTCAGGCCCCCTCGGACGCTGGGATGGCGGAGAGGGGGTTGACCTTGGGGTGTCGCGGGGCCGCGCTTCAAGAACACGCCCCGCGACGTCAGTGTCACGACCAGAGGCGCCAGCCGGATGACGTTCCCCCGCCCAGCTCGAACGTCAGCAGGGCCGGCGTGGACGATTCACCGGAAGCGTTCTGGAACCAACTGGATCCCGGGTCTGCGGTCGGCGCGCAGATGATCTGCCGGCTGTCCCCGACTGTCTGCACCGAGAAGGAGTGCCAGTGGCCGTGCAACAGCACCCGGGCGTTTTGCATGCCTGCCACGCAGCCGAACGCTTGACCGCGGAACCAATCCGCTACCCGGGTCTTCGACCCTGCGGCATGCCCGTGGGTGACACCCATGGCCGTCCCGTCGGCGGCGCGCACGGTCAGCGACTCCAGCCGCTTCTCTGGAGCTTCGAACTTGATGTGGCCGTAGCCGGGCCGGTCGGCAACGATCTGTCGGATGTTGTCGGCGATCAGGAGCCCGTAGTCATCCCCGGGGAACGATGCCCTGTTGCTGCGGCCGATCCCGGCGCGGACCTGGCAGTGATTCGACGGGACTGCTACGTAGGTGATCTCCGGGGCGGCCGGTGACAGGGCCCGGAGCGTGTCGGCGAGCAGCGCCTGCGCCGTTCTGATCTGGTAGGTGAGCGGCAGATCGTTGGTCTGCGCCTGGCTGACTGTGTTGCTGAACCCTTCGGTGGCGTCGCCGCAGTCCACGAGGATGATCTTCTGGTAGTGGCCGGCCGCATGGTCGGTGATCCGGGCGGCAGCGGAACGGACCCTGCGGACGGTCCCTTCGGTGCCGCCTGCGCGGTCAGTCTTTCCGATCTGCAGGTCAGACAGCACGACCACGAGAGTCGACGGGGATGCCACCGGGGCGGCCGGGGTGGGCGTCTCCGCGAAGATCGGTGCGAGGTCGTCGAACCGCTTCGCCTGCACCTCACCGCGCTCAACAACGCCCGGCTTGTACGTGATCTTCTCGTATGACCCGTCCGCCAGGCGCACGGTCTTCCCGCGGGCTGTGATGGCCTCAACGGGCACGCCGAAGTACTCGTCCACTCCGCCCTTGCCTATCTCGCTGCGACGCTTCAGGGCTTTCCTGTGCCGCCTAACGGCCGCCTCTGACGTGCCGAACTCGTCGGCGATGGCTTGGTTGGTGCGTCGCTGATGCTGCGGCAAGCTGTCGTTCTGGAGGATTGCCTCGTCCAAGGGGGTCACTTGCCGGCCTCTTCCTTGTAGTTGTTCACCCACTGGCGAAGCTTGAACATGTTGAACCCAGCCCAGTGGGCGAGCGTGTCACCGGTGCGCTTGTCGACCACGTAGCAGACAGGGGCGGCCGTGTAGTTGTTGACGGCAGCGATTGCCTGCGCGGTGCTGTCGTCCTTGTACTTCGTCTCCAGGTAGGGGGTGTTGTTCTTGGTCAGGTATCGCTTCGAGGAGCGGCACTGCTGGCAGGACGGCTGGGACGCGATCATGATCTCGAATGAAGCCATTGGTTCGTACTTTCCTTTTTATGAGGGTCTGCTTGTAGTGGGGGGG